CTCTGGGGGTTTTGTTATTTAAGTTATACTTTAGACGTTGAACTCGCGGCCCTGATACACGGTGCGACCTTCATCAATCTGCACCAAGTCTACAAAGAACTCGCCAGAATCTTTATACTTGATGACAGCTACGCCCTGCTGCCAGTTTTCGAACTCTTCCTTCGGGTGACCGTGAGGGTCAATTGACCCATTAACGGAAGGAACACCACCATCGACGCGGCAGAGACATCCGGGACTAATTGCCATCGAGCGAATTTTACCAAGCCGGTCCCATGTCGTCTTCGATTGAATCTCCAGACGGTGAGTGTGACCGAATACTGTGGAGATATGCGGCATATCATTTGTGTAAGCCGCCGCTGTCGAGCCGTTACTACGAACTTTATTGCCATGGATAGCCCTAAGCTTGTCGTTAACCCAATGCTTACCAGCAGGGTAGGAGTCGATATAAGTGACGTTTAATTCTTCAAGACGTAAAAGGTAGGGGAGGCTCATTACGGGCCAGGAATCAGGCATATTAGCCCGTTTAAGACCGAATGCTGCCAGAGCGTTAGCTTCTACAAAGTTTTGTAGGCGACGGTCATGGTTGCCCTCAATCAAAACCACCTCAGCATCAGGTGCTGCGGCACGCTGACGGCCCAAGAATTCGTGACCGTAATCAATAGCGAGCTGTGTCGTGTTAGAGAATGTAGCTTCCTGCGCGAAACGTCCCTGTGATGGCAGGTCGAGGAAGTCACCCAAGTTGACTACCTGTTCGACACCGTTGTTCTCTTGTTCGAACTCGATAATTTGGATGGCAAGCTGCATAGCTTTCACATCGTGGAATGGGTCGAGTGTTCCGTCATCAAACTTGCGGAAACCAATTTGTGGGTCAGGCAGAATGACTGCTGTCTTCCAGTCATCAACCTTCTTGCGAGGCGCAGTACCCATAGGAACGATGTTTAATGGGCGAGCCTGCTGAATAACGGGCCATGCAGGGCCGTCAGTGTTATCAGATATGATAACATCCTGTGGATTGTTGCGGTGCTTGTTTACGAATGTCTTACCGACACCCCACTTCGCAGCTACCGCACGGGACGATAGAGAAAAGTCTTTAAGGTCTGCCATGAAAGCAGGATTGTGAAATAGTTCTTGGTGCGTAGCCATAGTGCGCTCCTCCTAGATAATCTATGTATCAGCTTAGCATAGCTGTGCTAGTATTATTCAACTATGAAATATTGTTCAGCATGTAAATCCGAAAAGGATGATGCGCTATTTAGTAAGAACACGCGCAGATGCAAACCGTGTGATGCTTTGGCGCGGAAAAAATATGTTGAAAACAATAAAGAAAAAGAACTTGCGCGTAAGAAAAAATGGCGCGATGAAAATAAAGATTTAAGGAAGTCTTACCAGAAGCAATATCAAAAAGATAATATGTTCAGGTGGAACGATGATGTCGCCAGAAGAAAGTCTTTGCGATTAAAAAATGGAACATTTGAGATAACAGATAAAGATATGAGGGGCTTGTATTCCTCAGCGTGCACATATTGTGGCTCGGCTGAAAAAATCAGTATAGACCATGTTATACCGCTTAGCCGTGGTGGCGCGCACGGTATTGGCAATCTAGTTCCAGCTTGTCTAAAATGTAATCTAAGTAAGAATGCTAAAACAATAATGGAGTGGCGTCTTTATACGTATGGATTACCGTCAGTATCAAAATAAACCCAGCCAGCATTTATGAGGCTAGGATTAATGCTAACTGTTTGTGTTTCTGAAGTGTATACGATAGGAGCTGTGCCGTATGCTACACCGGGTTGCCCGTCAGCGCCGTCTGCGCCATCAGCTCCTGCAGGTCCGGTTGCTCCAGTAGGTCCAGTAGGTCCGGCTTGACCTTGTGGGCCTTGCGCTCCGGTTGCTCCAGTCGCACCCGTAGCACCAGCTGGGCCAGTTTCGCCCTGGATTCCTTGAGGTCCGGTAGCCCCATCTGCTCCGTCGATACCGTTTGTTCCATTGGCTCCGTCAGCACCGGCAGGGCCCGTTGCCCCCGTTGCGCCTGTAGCTCCAGTATCTCCCTTGTCGCCCTTATCACCCTTTGGACCGGCGGGACCAGTAGCTCCTTGCGGTCCTGCAACTGTAGAATCTGCGCCGTCAGCTCCAGTTAAACCGCGCTCACCCTGTGGGCCAGTAGCGCCGGTTGCACCTGTAGCTCCAGTGTCGCCCTTTAAACCAGTGTCACCTTTATCGCCCTTGTCACCTTTAAGGCCCTGTGGTCCAGTGTTACCAGTATCGCCCTTAGCGCCTGTAGCGCCGGTTGCTCCCGCTGCGCCGGTAGCTCCACGTACACCGGCAGGGCCTTGAGGTCCGGCAGGGCCTTGAACTCCTTGCGAGCCAGTAGCACCCGTAGCTCCAGTTTCGCCACGCTCACCTTGTAAGCCGCGTTCGCCTTGGATTCCTTGCTCGCCTTGGATGCCTTGCTCTCCACGGTCGCCCTTAACACCTTGAGGGCCAGTTGGACCTGTCGCTCCAGTAGGTCCCGTAGGGCCTGTAGCGCCCGTAGCGCCCGTTGCGCCAGTAGAACCAGTAACAGTCCCGGCGTTGATTTCTAAGCCTTCAAAAGTGGACAGAATCAGGTCGCCGTCAACCACTTCGCCAGAGACAACCATAGGGGCTAGGGCAGAAGTCTGTACAACATCAGGCACAAACGTGGCAGGATTAACGTCAGTCAACGCTGCATAAGAAAGCGTACTGCCAGAATCTGGCACGGTAACGTAGCGGCGATACAAGTCAGTCTCAGCCTGCGCGTCCTCCGTGCGCTCAACAACAGCCCAACACCAGTCAGAACCGTTAGGCAGCATGTCTACAGTGACAGCTTCACCAACCAGTTTCACAATGAAACCAGCACCCACAGTGATAAGGTCACCATTACTGTGGCGGCGTGAAGGACTAAACTCTATCTCACCATATACGTTGACAAGTTCACCGTCAGCGTTAGGTCTGCGGATGTCAATGAGAACATGCGTCATTGACGTGTCCTTACAGGCCGGTAGTCTGGTTTACGTAGAATCGGTCCAGAATCATAATAATAAACGTCGCAACAGAAACACCAACCGCGAGGATAACACCCCAAGGTTTCTTGGTTTCTGTGGGAGTATTTGCCTGAGCCTTTAGGACTGCAAGTTCTGCTTCAATCTCAGAAATTTTCTTCCAGTGATTGTCGGAAGTTTTTTCGAGACGGTCAAGTTTTTCCATCATTGCATCCTGTTTAGCCTCGAAGCGGGCAATCGCTACGAGGATGTCGTTAAGTGTAGGCTCAGACATTTAAAGCATTACTTCTGAACGAAAAGTGGGACTGTAGACTCTGTAGCTGAAGGTGCTGGAATTGCTGCAGCTTTAGTATTCAAGGGAGTTGAATTGCTCCCGCTGGCAGAGCTGTAAGCAACAATAGCTGTGAGGAGCGAAGTCAAAGCCGACATTCCAGCAACAACAAGAATAGACTTCCACGATTCCATAGTTGTTGGAACAAAAGTAGCTGCTCCGATGCCACCGATAACGGTTTGCGCGAATGTTTTGAGGATACGCTCTAGGCTGTAGCTCCAAAAAGTTTTAGTGAAGATAAACATTACTTGTCCTCTGGGTAGTTAGCTTCGATAGATGCAAGGATTTCGTCCTTAGTAGTTACATCTACACCTGGTGTTGGGATTGGTACACCGCAGCCACAGTCGCAGGTGGTTTCAATCTTTGCGGCGATGGCTTCAGCAAGTGCATCAACATTAATTTGCGTGTTTCCAAGTTCAGCAACTACTGCTGCAGCGATGGCATTAGCGTCCACATTGAGTGGGAGCACTGTGCCGTATTTGCGCTTCCATGCGTCGAAGCTTGCAGCGTCTTGGAACTTCCAAATTTTGAGGTTGCCAGCGATACGGTTCCACTCTTCTACAGTGTCGATGTGTCCGGTCTGGCCTGTAGCCATATTCCAGAAGCCAGCCCATCCATCTTCAAATTGAGCTACTGCATACATGTCTTCCTCTTTCAGGTCAACTACTGGTTCGGGTGGAATTAAACTTTTGGGGCGAAGAAATCCGAGGATACAGTTCATGTCGCGGTTAAATCTCTTCATTGAAGAGTAGCCGCTCCAGTATCCGTTCTCCATCGTGCCGAATGTGGAGCCGTCCCAGCTGCGTTCTACGACACCAATGTGTCCGTTTTCTGCCTGGTATGGTCCGTATCGTCCGATGAAGATATCGCCACGTTGTGGGTTTTCAGTTATTTGTACGAAGTTGTTGTACAGATTTGGCTGGTCACCAAATGTTGTCCACCACTCAAATGCTGACTGGATGTTAGATGGGAGTGGTAACTGTAACGGGCTTACTGTGTACAGGTTTGCGAGTGCTACACATTGGTCTGCTCCATAATTGAATATGTATGAGCCGGTTGGTATTGCGTAGAATTCGTCTGATGTCATTGGCGGGAAGCCGATGATTCTCATATGAACTCCTAATGTGTACGCTCTATACAATTATAGCGTACTCAGCCAGGGCTGCTATTTGAGGAATGGGGGTGTTGGTTCTTCGATGACGGGACGGTTGTCTACGAACTCGCCATCAATGTAGTCCATTCCCATATCAACGAAAACATCTTCAAGGATTTCTACAAAGTTTTCCGAACCAGCAACTTCTGCTACACCATTCCAATTGACAATGTTTGTTACTTTGCCATCAATTACTTCAGCGTATTTATTCATTATGCGTACAACTCCACAATTACAATTCCTGCAGCACCAGAGTCGCCATTACGCAGTGGCGCATAAGTGTTTGCTGGGCCCGATGCTCCGCCGCCATAGTTTTTTCCCGGGTTTCCGATAGAGTTAACTCCACGTGTTGACCCAGATAGCAGACTTGCCCCACCATTTCCGCCAACAATACCGTTACCACCAGATGTTCCATACCCAGCTAAAGCAACACCAGTTCCGCCAGCTCCACCTTCAATATTAATATCGCCGCCAGAACCTACTCCGCCAGCTCCACCATATCTCGCTACTGGGACGGTATTGTTTGAAGATGTTCCCTGACCGCCAGTACCACCTGTTGCCGATATGCTACCAAATGATGTTGTTCCACCATCTCCGCCAGTTGCGCCTGCACTAGCACCGCCACCACCACCGCCGCCGATAGTTACGGTTACTGATGATGCTACTGAACCAATGTCGGTAATAAACTTTTCAGCGTATCCGCCACCGCCGCCGCCACCAGCAGAGCTGAAAAGGTTTGAGCCATCTTGTGAACCACATGACCCTGAGCCGCCACCGCCACCGACGAGGCGTACTTTGATTGCACGAAGCCAGGGGTAGTTTGCTTTGGTGAATGTGCCAGAGCCTGTGTAGTAGAGTGAACCGTTGTAACGGTAGCCTGTCGTTTCGACTGCTGTGAGGCGTTGGCTTAGACCGTCTTTAGAGCCTACATTGCGCCATGCGCCGATGCTTGAGTCGTAGTAGTAGTTACCGTATACTTGCCCGTTTGTTGGGCTGGATGGAAAATCGAGTGGCATTAGTTACTCTCCTCAAGTGATGCTAAAAATTCTACATAACGG